GTCCATGTGGTGCAGGAGATTCCCATAATCGTTTTAGTACCATGATCGTGTATGGGATTATAATCGTGAGCATAAGAATGAACACTCCATAACTCATCAGTTAGTACCTCTCGATTACCTTTTAACGGATTACCAGATGCAGCACAGAACTGCTTTACATAATCCATTGCCAACCCTTGAATCATCGTGTTGAAGTCACTCATCTCTTCACACAAATGATCCATCGTAAGCTGTTGCCCGTGGCCTATCTGCCCCACTAACGTACCCGCATGACTCTTACGCTCCTCTGCAACCATGAGTTTATCGAGGTAAGTATTCAGATCACCCACTATATTCTCAGGTAACTGAGTCTCCAGCATGAAAACTGCTGGTAACGTATGAAATGTGTAGGCTTGCGGTTCCATTAACTGGGTATTGCAAACTCGTTATTAGGTACAGGATCAACAGTTGGATTGGTAATCACTGAGTCATATTGACTCGCAAAAACCTCATCCCACTGAGCTGTTGGGCAAAGATCCTCTAACTCTTTCTTAGTCCAATCGCCTTCTGCTTTAGCAGTAAAGTTAGTTTTAGTTTCATCACCAACTTTATAAGTCGCATCAACAGTGGCCCTTTTATCGTTTGTGTAATAATCATCTTCACCTTCAGTACCTTGTTCGTACTTCATGGTTAGGTTCCAAGAGACAACCTTCCCTCCAGTGCTGGAAGGAACTGCCCCAGTTAATGTTTTCTTAATCGCCATTACTATTCTCCTTTAAGTTTTTCGACTTCAGCCGAAAGTTCTTGAATTGCTTTTATTAACATAGGTATAACCGCTGTTTCACCTATACGCTGCCTTCCATCAGAAGGATCTTCCTTCCACATATCAAACCCATCTTTTAATGACGAATGCTTATCTATCGCTTCCTTAACTTCTTGAGCAATAAAGCCATGTTCATATTTATCAGTCTTATAGCGTTTTTCTGAACCTGCTACATGGGCATCTAACTCCTCAGGTATGTCTTTTTCCTGACGGTACCTAAATGTTCTGGGTCTGAGATCATTAATAAACGATAACCCTACAACTTCGTCTTCAATTTCTTCTTTTATTCTTTCATCAGAAGGGTTAGACCACGTTGTACCGCCAAAGGCACAAGACGTATCAGTTGTCCCAGAGCCAAAAACAAAAGTGCTGCCTCCATTGCCCGTCACGTTATAGCCAATCGCTGTTTCGCTAGAGCCGCCAGCACCACTTGGTTTAGCTGATGGGCCAATGCAGATATTGAAACTTCCCGTAGTCGTTACTTGGTTACAAGCCCTTCCAAGAGAGGTGTTGTAAGTACCTGTGCTAACATAGTAACCAGCACCAGAACCGATACCGACATTGTAACTTCCCGTTGAAACATTAAGCAATGCGCTCGTGCCGAAAGCCTCGTTTTCTCCTCCATTACAATTAGACAATGCGCTTGTACCGACTGCTGTATTTGGTGTTCCAGTACTGCAATTTGCAAGTGCGCCATAACCAACCGCCACATTATTATTCCCTGTAGTCAGGTTATACCCTGCTTGATGCCCAACATACGTTCCTTGGACTGCCGTTGTTATATCAAGGCCCGCTTGATAACCGACAGCGGTGTGGCTTCCTCCTGTAGCACTAGCTAGTGCAGATAATCCTATAGCGACAATACCCGATCCTGTAGTCATTGTTTGCAAAGCCGCTGCACCGAGAATTGTGTTTCCACCCCCAGTGGTTAAACCTGTTCCAGCTAATCTGCCAATAGCTGTGTTGTTATCTGCTGTTGTCGCGGCATCTAATGCTTGATATCCGACTGCGGTATTTTCTGAACCCGTGGAGTTGTCATTAAGAGCATCGTAGCCTATTGCCACATTTGAATGCCCTGTGCTGTTCGTCCCAAGCGTATTATTACCGACTGCAGTATTGTATGAAGCCGTAGTGTTCGAATACAAAGCAGAGCCTCCCACAGCGGTATTTAAAGTGCCGGTGGAGTTGGTCGTTAAAGCGTCTCGGCCCACTGCCGTGTTGTAGTCAGCCGTGGTATTTGCTGCTAGTGCGTTTTTGCCCAACCCTGTATTTGAAGCGCCTGTTGAATTAGTTGTTAGAGAATCACTACCCACTGCTGTATTACCAGCAGCCGTGGTATTTGCGTCTAACGCGCCTTGTCCAACGGCAGTATTCTCTGAGCCTGTGGTGTTGGCGTATAGAGCTAGTCTCCCCACCGCCGTGTTATTGGCTGCTGTGTTTACATTTAAAGCGTAACTGCCCACCGCTGTATTAGCATCACTGGTAGAGTTTGTTGCTAAAGCCAAGACCCCAATAGCTGTATTGTTATGCCCAGTGGTGATCGACGCTCCAGCACTTGACCCAACCGCAGTATTTAAGGTTCCTGTAGTGTTGGCGCTCAACGCTGAATAGCCAATCGCGACATTGCTGTCTGCGGTGGAGGAGGCATCTAAAGCATTAGCGCCAAGTGCTACATTATAATCACCCGTGGTATTAGAAGCCCCAGAGTATTTACCTATAAATGTGTTAGATGCCCCATCAGTTGTCGCTACTCCAGCTTGCCAACCCAGCGCGGTATTATTGGCTGCAGTAGTTGCAGCGGTTAAAGCATCATACCCAACTGCTGTGTTATAAGATCCGGTGCTGTTTGCGTCTAAAGCTGCTCCTCCGACCGCCGTGTTCTGTACGCCAGTGGTGGTTGCCAACATCGCTCCATAACCAACTGCTGTATTAAAAGTATCTGTGGAAGTAGTAAAATTCTGAGTAGTTAAAGCCGAATAACCAAGTGCAACCGATTTACTGCCTTTAGTGTCTGTTCCTAAAGCTGAAACACCTACAGCAACATTGTAATCAGCATCCGTTAGAACATCACCAGCAAGACCGCCGATTAGCGTGTTTTGAATCCCAGAGGTAAGGTCATTACCCGCTTGATACCCTACACCTACATTGTATGAATCTGCCCCTGCATTTAATGTTTGAAGGGCTTGAGATCCAACGGCGACATTCTTTCCATTTCCATCTTCAGTCGCTAGAGCCGCTGACCCGATGGCTACGTTGTCAGAACCAGTTGTTAAAGCCCCACCTGCATTGTCTCCAACCGCCGTGTTATCTGAGCCAGTGGTGACAGCATCTAGTGAAGCCTCACCTATCGCTACATTATCTGTGCCTGTTGTAAGTGCTGTGCCAAACGCACCACTACCCAGACCTACGTTGCCTGTACCGCCTAATACATCGAGGACATCAGTAACCGCTGCGCCAGCGCCACCACCATCGGTAGCTACCATGCGGATACCGCCATTTGGTATGACCACATTTGCGCCTGTTCCTGCGGTTAATGTGACTGTATCGCCAGCGGAATTCTGTACTACCCAGCAATTTGAAAGAGTATTTGGAGCCAATGTGACCGTACAAGCCTGTGAGAGAGATCCTGTGAGGGTAAGGGCCAGAGAGCGAAAGGCATCGCTAGTCCCATCCGCCATCGTTATGGTAGCAGTACTAGCGTCCGAAAGAGCCTCGCTTGCCGCCCCGAATTTTTCAGCGATTAGCTCCAAATTTGTATTTGTACTTGTTCCCCAGGTTCCAGATTCGTCGCCAGTGGCGATCTCTTTTAATCTTAGGTCATTAACGTAAGTTGCCATTTATGCTACCTCTTTCCAGTCTGCTGTCTGGCTATCGTCAATAGCCGTCCAATTTGGTGTTTGACTTGTACTAATCCCTGACCAGCTTGGTGTTTGGCTTGTATCAACCAATCCCCAAATATTAACGCCACTCGTTGAAGCTGTTGCACTAACGCCTGTCGGTGATACAGTGACTCCTTCTCCTTCAACAACCGTAACTGATCCCAGCCCAACCGTACCCTCATTCCCGCTCGGCGATACATTTGCATCAGCCGATACTGTAACCGATCCAACGGATGCTGTAGCCGCACTTCCAGTTGGCGATACATTAGCCGCACCGCTGACACTAACCGAACCAACGCTCCCAGTAACAGAATTGCCAGTAGGAGAGACATTCGCATCAGCGGATATAGATACCGAACCAACAGAGACCGTCGCCGAATTGCCAGTAAGCGTAATATTTGCATCTGCGCTGACCGAGACAGATCCGACAGACGCTGTACTACCGGCGACCGCTGTATCACCGCCCCACGTTCCGTCGCCCCATCCATGAGTTGAAGAATTCCAGCCTTCAAATGCAACCTTAGCATCTGCCACATCAGTCCTTACGCAATCCTGATTATTGCGTTACTCGCATCTGCTGTTGGAAATGCAATGGTAAAGTCACCGCTTGTTGAAGTCTTATCTGCGCCAAAGTCCAATACAACTACTGCTCTATTAGCCGATCCTGCTGTAGTAGAGGAGTTATAAATTAATGCCCCTCTTGCCGTAATTGAGCTGCTTGACCAAGTGCTATCTGCAAAATCGGTTAGTGCCGTTGTGCCTGATGTGGTCGGGTCTACATTAGTCAGCGTGTTTCCAGCCGCCGTATAACCCGTACCTGTAGCAGACACTTCGTTAGTTGTTGCATAAGCAGTAGTAGATGCTGACATCGTTGCACTACTGGTATACAAGGCAACCTTAAAAGTATTGCCTGTACCTGTAGTGGTCGTTGTTCCCCCGCCAGAGCCATTGTGAAAATTGTGTATTCCCTGTAAAAGCTCAGATTTAAACGAGGTCGCCACAGCTTGGGTGATCGCCATTATAGTCTCCTTAAAATATCGGCCATGTCTTTTTGATTATTCATTTCCAGTTCGGCAATTAAAGTCGTTCTATCACTCTTTACAGCCTCATCCATATAGTACTTAACCACATGGCGAACCTGCTCTTTAAAAGCTTCTGCCTGTTCTTTGATTAGCGGGTGGCTATTCGATCCTACAGAAACAATTGTATTTGTCGCTCTTTCAGCCCAATGCTCAATAGGGAGTCCAGCGTTATTAGTCGTAACAACATTAACATTTCCAACTTCACCTATACCTACATCCATCATTGTCTTGCTTGCCTCACTGTTCCAGATCGATAGCTATCAGTAGTACTATATCCTTCTCCAAGAACTTTAAGCTTACCTAGAGCATCCTCATATCTAGATATATACAAATTAAGAATATCTGGATCACCTTTTAAAAAGGTATATGACTCGACTAAACAGCCATATAACAATGTGCTTTCTGCATTGGTTCCAAGCCAGCTAGTCCCATCATCAGCATCAGCTATTGACTCTGGCTTATAAAAATAATGAAGTTCTGCTGTTAAGTTTGAACTAGGCGTTGGCCCTAAAATAAAACTGTTTTCATCAAAAACAGCATAATGCTTAGGAACTCCTTCTGTTGTACCAACGGGATAAGCTTGTCTTATGAAGCTAACATCTTTAAACAAGAGAAACTCGTATCCGCTATTATCAACAGCAAGAGAGTATGGGGCTAAGAAATCTGATGGCATACTAAGGTATGCAGTTCCATCGGTAGTTGTACCAGTTACGTTTTTGCGAAAATCAGGGAGCTGTATTGTCTTTAATATTCTGTCTTCAGCTTGCTTGACAATAACACCTAAATTATCGACAAATGTAGTCTCAGTTGTCTCTAGGTAATCCTGAATAGCACTCTTTAATGTTGTATATGTCCACGCCATTAGCTTGTTGTCACCGTTACTTTTCCTGATTTAGCTTCTATGTTTAAACCGACAGTCCTGCTACCCAGGGAAGTAACGCCACCACCAACAGGATCCCACGCAAAAAGCTTTCTGCTTTCATCTAAATTCTGGTCTGGTCTAGGGTGTCTTAATGCCTGAGGGTCGTTAAGTCGTAGCCTTCCAAGTTGTAATTGGGGTTGATCAGGACTAACAACATCTTTTCCAACCCTTAGTCCGGTAGGTTTCCCATTCTTTATTTGAGGAACAAGATCCTTTATCGGATATCTGAAACCAGTAAGATCGCAATAACCAAAGGCGTATTTACCAGCAGCATAACTCAAAACTGATATCCCCCTGGAGCAATAAATAAAGATGCCTTATCTCTTCCACCGCTCGACGCAAGCTCCCATTGAGATTCATATTCAGTTTTTAAAACAGCCGCTCTTTCGTTTGCAGTGGGATATTTTAAAGAAAGTCTGTAAGCAAGGGCCGAAACCAAACATGGAATATATCTTGCCGGTATGTCCATATTATTAGTTGCAGGGCTTCCAGAATCCTCAATCCTCTCCATATAGTAATATCCAAATGTGTAAGTCTTCTGGTCATCTGGAGAAGGCCAAAGATTTACCACAATACCAGTAGGCGTTCTTTCCACATAGTACTGCAAAGGCTTGGATTGGCTTAGCTTGTTGGATAAATGAGAATACTGACTGATAGAAACTCGGGTAAGATTTTGATCAAACTGATTATCAACCTCTCCAGAATCTGTCCTTATAAAAGCTTCTACAATATCAAAGATTTTTCCATCCAAGGTATATGAACTAGTTCCAGCCGTTAACGCCTGAGTTGTAAAGTTTACAGTCCACAAGTTAAGACCACGGTTCTGCCATTCAAGCATAAGTAAATCAATGCTTCTTCTTGCAGTTTTGTAGTCATAGCCAGTTCTAAGCTCAATCCCAATATTCTCAAAAGCCTCTTCTATAGCTTCTCCAATATCCAGATTAAAGGTAAATGTGCCACTAGTAGCCATTTAAAATACCGGAGGCTTTGTCTTGCCTTTGATGGCACAACCATCTACAGGCTTTACTCTTCCGCCTCTATTCATCGCTTTAGGTTTATAGGCTGAACTAGCTATCTGTTTCCTAACTCTTTCATAGTCTCTTTCTCTTTCTTCATCTCTAATCCTTTTTTTTCTTTCTTTCTCTTCTTCTACAAGAAGACTGCTATGCGGATGGAAAGCACTATCCGCAGGGATAGCTTTTTCTAGATACGATGTTGGGCTATACTCAATTCCCATCTGGTATTGAGGGTCTAATACTAATGCTCCTCGCCAATCTGAATTAATTCCGGGAATTTTTAATTTGCCCATTAA